AGGATCAACAACTACAAGCTATTCTCGCAGACCGGGCGCCGGGTCGATGTCTACTACTCATATTTCGGTGGGGCGATCAAGAAAACTCGCTATCAACTACTCGACGATGGCGTGAAACTGTGCGTCGCGAAGTGCCCTAACGCGCAGTTCATGCAGTCTGCATGGCACCGGAAGAACCGTAAATTGAACGGTATAGATTTCAGGATGATCTACGAGCGGCGCAAAGGATTCTGGTTTTGCCCGACCTACGTTCCCACGGTCGAGGAGTTCATGAGCTACTTCACGCTGCTCGGCGATCATGTGCCGACGACTGGGTTTTCTGCACTGCTAGATGTGCTGTCGTGTGAGCCGGCCGAAGTTTTTATGACTGGGTTCGATTTTTTTGACTCGGGGATTCACAACGTGACAGAGCGCTGGCGTCTGCAAAATGTCGATGATCCGATCGGGCACGTACCGGAGACGGAACGGCAGTGGCTGGCAGCGCACCTATCGCGCTATCCGATCACGACGGACAAGAGACTGACCGAGGCGCTGTTGAGATGACAACTAGGGTTAACCCTTAAAAACAATAGAGTCGTCTGATGCTAAAACATCAGACATGACAAAGACATCAGACTCTGGCGCTTCGATGAATTACGATTCTGGCCCTAAGCGTCATTGGAGACGTTGGGTATGGAACAGAATAACAGAACGTGTTGTATCACCTCGTGATGCTTTAGTGCTCTATCTTGCTGGTCTTCATGACTTCGATAGAGCTATCGCAAAAACTCGCGGCTTTCATGACAACAACCTGATTGCCATAGAACGCGACAAGAGTACACGTGAACATTTGCGACAAAATGGCGTCCTCACGATAGATGCGAACTTGTTCGATGCAGTGCTACCAGCGGCGACCAATCGGCATATAGACGTTGTATTTGCTGATTTGTGCAGCGGACTTACTGCGCATGTGGTAAGAAGTTTAGTGCTGTGGATGTTCGTACCAACGATGTTTGATTGCGTGTTTGTTTTCAATATGCTTCGTGGAAGGGATGCAGAATCTAATCGATTGCGTTCCTATATGAAAGATGGCGCAACTCATGAAGAACACTACAAACATAGAGGATGGGTGTTATTCAACATAATGGTGGGGCGCGCTATCAAATGCACTGAGACAATAGAACTTACAGATCAACTATATGAGAGTGCGTCTATGCGCGTATGGGATCTGTCAAACCCGGCGTTTCATTCGTACAGGAGTACATCTAACCAAACGTTTGACACTTTGGTTTTTAGAAACCCTATAGGTGGTTGTGTTGTTAGCGATGAAAATAGGAATCGCGCTTGGAATGAAATGAAGAAAAGTGTGGCGCGCAATGGATTGAATAAAACTCCAACGTATAGAGCAACGGCAGCGATCATGGCGCATCGCACAATGAGAAATAATGGCAAATGATCTACGAATACAACGGATCGCTGTACCCGGACTACCTAAAGGGCGGGAATGCGATGCAGTTCATTGCGCCGGCTGCGCTGCATTTTTGCAAAGGGTACGGGTTGGATATCGGCGCTAGTAAGTGGCCGCTACCTGGCGCTGTGCCGATTGACTGGCAGAATGGAGGCGATGCACTTGATCTGCCGCGTGATCCGTGCGACTACATCTTTTCGAGCCATTGTCTCGAACATCTGGTGAACCCGATCGCGGCGCTAGAGCATTGGAAAGATATCCTTCGGCCAGGCGGCGTGCTGTTTCTCTACCTCCCGCATCCAGACATGGAATACTGGCTACCCCAGAATTGCCGCAAGCATCTACACTCGTGGCGTCCGGCTGACATGGCTAAGATCGTCTCTGATCTTGGGTTCTTCAACGTGATTCATTCCGAACGTGATCTGGCGTGGTCATTCGCTGTCGTGGGGTTCAAGGCATGACACTCGCCGCCAAGATCGTCTCGCACTACGGACCGGCCGCGCTCAACAAGTCCGTGCTCAGCATCCGCGATGGTGGCGGCGTATTCGAGCGAGTGCTCGGCGGAAGACAATACAAACGAGTGCTCGAAATCGGCACCTATCGTGGGGTGTCTGCGGCCGAGATGTCGCAATACTGTGATCGTGTCACCACGATCGATCTGGTACACGGCAAACTTGAACGTATGGGTGAGACGTGGGACCGGCATGCATTCTGGTCTACGCTCGGACGCGAGAACATCGATCTGATCCTCGTTGAGAACGACAGGCAGAAGGCTCGCGCTATCAACAGCCTACAGTTCGACTTCGCGTTCATCGACGGGGCGCACGATGACCCGGACGTGATCCGCAGCGACTTTGAACTTGTGCGTCGCTGTGGGGCGGTATTGTTCCATGATGTCGACCGACGTGGCAAGCGCGAGCAGGACTACGTGATCGATTTCGTCGAGAGTCTGCCGGCGCATCAGGTGCAGAAACTGGATATCTTTGCCATATGGACAGATTCATAGCCGCATTGCCGGCCGAGGCCGATGGTGACTTGATGCTGTGCAGGCAGCACGGCATAGCGTACCAGCGCGACCGCTCGCACATCGTGGCCTACGATGAGGACTATTACAATAAGTGCCTGAGTTACGAAGATCAGGAGATCGCGCGCAAGATCAATACTGGGAGAATCAATCTTGTCGCCGATTGGTTCGGTACCGGTAAGGTGGTCGACATTGGCATAGGCTCAGGCGAGTTCATGAAGCTCCGGCCGAATACCTACGGTTACGATATCAACCCGGTCGCGATCGAATGGCTGAAGCGCAATGATCTGTGGGCGCAACGACTCAATGAGTTCGGGGCGCACACGTATTGGGACGTGATCGAACACCTGTCTGATCCAGAGCGATACTTGCAGCACGTTCCGCTACACGGGTTCGTGTTTGCCAGCATGCCGCTGTTCCAGGATTTGGATTCAATCCGCAAGTCAAAGCACTATCGGCCCGGCGAGCACTTGTATTATTGGACGGTCGATGGATTCGCTGACTGGATGACGCTGCACGGGTTTATGATGCTCGATCGTCAGACGTTCGAGATAGTCGCTGGCCGCGACTCGATCTACAGTTTTGCGTTCAAGCGCTACGGGTGGACATGACTTGAGTTACTTGCACCAACTCAGCTAAGCACAGTGGGCATAGACGCCCTGGCAACATAACCATTCCATCGGGTACGCCGAGTGCCTTTATCTCATCGTCGCGGACGCAGATCAATCGCACAGCAACTATGTCACCGTGCTTTGTACAGTGATCCAGAGGTGCATCAGGCATCACTTTGCGGTGCCACCAGTTTTTCATTTGATACGACTCCCAACTTTGACGGCGCGCTTTATGCTTGCGCTCAATACATCCATCTCAGCCGCAATTCGCAGCAGACCAACAGCAAAGGAGCCATCTTTACGACAGTCGGCAATGTCTTCGCGCAACATCTTAGTGATGTCAATCCGCAAGACAGGTGGCGCAACATCTTCTCTGTTAGTGGCGAAGACTGTCAATGCATTCCGCGGCATCCGCCCAGCACCCTCTTGCATTTCGCCCCACACGGCAGGAATCCAGAAGTCAAGACCATCAAGCACAAGATCAGCACACTTCTTGCAGAATGCGTTTGCTACAGCGCTAGAGAGTTCGGGCTGTCCAAACTCCCAGCCTGACCAATTACGTCTACTCATAGGCCAAACTCCTTTAGTAACAATGTTTGCACATGGCACGAAAAATCACATAGGTACAAACCCTAATGCGCGTTGAACTGCAACTCCACGGACTAGAAGGCGTGCTGGCTACGTTGCAGTCGCTGCCGCCCGAAATCGTGAGCAAGCGCGGCGGGCCTGTGAAAGCTGCGTTACGTAAAGGCGCGCTAGTCATCCTCAAGGCTGAGCAGGCGAACCTCGCAGCGGTGACGGCCAATGCAACGGACGATGATAAGCGCTTGAGCACGGGCTTTTTGTCTAAAAACCTTATTGCCTCGCGCGGCAAGGCACCGACCAGTGGTAAAGGTGAACGCTACCTAGTGCGCGTGCGGCGCAAGACGTACCCTGATCGTAAAGGCAAGCCGGTAACGACACTCAAGGTTGCGCAACTCCTCGAATACGGTTCGAGTCAACAACCGGCCGAGCCGTGGATCAGGCCGGCGTTTCTGAGCAAAGCTGCCGATGCGATCCGCACCGTCGAGTCCGAGCTGGTCAAGGGCATCGATCGGATCGTCAAGAAGTTGGCGGCGCAAAACAAGGGTCGATGATGCGGGTGCTGTTGCTTTTGTGTCTGTTGTCAGCTTGCGGCGGCGGCGATCCCGAAGAGCGCGAGGAGCAATTGGCCTGCGTCACATACTCGATCGAGGGTTCGGACGTTCCGGGCAAAATTTGTAGGTGAGTGATGTTTCCACCAGTATTCCAGACACTGAAGGCTTCGGCTGACGTGAAAAACATCGTTGGATCGAATCCGCCTCGAATCTACCGTCATGGTAGTGCGCCGCAGGACACATCGCGCCCGTATATCACATGGTCCGTCATCAGCGACGTACCGGAAAATCAATTGAGCGATCTGCCGACAGCAGACAGATCGACTGTGCAAGTCGATTGCTGGCATCAGACTGATGCCGGTATTGAACTGCTGGCTGAAGCTGTGCGCGATGCGGTCGAACCATACGCACATATGACAGGTATCCCGATCGACCTACGCGAGACCGAGACGAAACTTTTTCGGATAGGTCTGCAATTCGACTTTTGGGTAGGAAGAGAATAAAATCTCTTCGTGCCGGCGATAAATGACACAGGAGTTAAGGTTTGCACACAGTGTGGTTTATGCAAACCATTTAATGATTTCTATCGTATACCGACTGGTCGTCCGATGCCAGCGTGCAAGTCCTGTCATAAGGCATATGTAGCCGAAAGATATAGGTCTAATCCTGAAGTGCGCGCTAGCGTTATAGCTCGCTCGACATTGGCAAACATAAAAGCCTCAGTCCGTCGATCTGAGCGTGCTGCTGCAAAGTATCGAGACGATAAGGCTACGCGCGAGCGGGTGGCGAGAAATCAACGTGAACGATATCAGCGAACGAAGTCAGATCCACTTGACAAATTGCGGCGTGCTATCGGCTGCGGTTTAAGAAACTCGATCAGGCGAAACAAGTCTGGTCGCAAATGTTTTGATGTAGTTGGCTATTCCGCTGAGGAACTGAAGGTTCACCTTGAGCGCCAGTTTGTTGGATCGATGTGTTGGGAAAACTATGGTGAATGGCACATTGATCACATAACACCGGTTTCAGCATTCGATTTCACTATTGACCCATTAAACGTGGCAAGGAGAGTTTGGGCGCTTCCAAATCTGCGGCCACTTTGGAAGTTAGAGAACATGAAGAAACATGCGAAAGTGACGCTTCTTCTTTAGGGATATTCGTATCAGTTCACCCCCCGAAGGGCCTCGATGAGGCCCTTTTTCTTTGTAGGAGGCCTATCATGGCTGTAATTGATAATGCATTCGAAACCAAGGGCTCGCACCTCTACTTCGTCGACAGCTTGACGACAACAGATCCGACGGTGACGCAACTCAGTTGCCCAACTGGAATTACCGGGGTCAATGGCGGCACGAAAGACACGATCGACACGACGTGCCTCAGCAATATCACGTCTAAACGTACGTCGATAGGCGGCTTCGCCGACACGAGCGATGTATCGGTGCCGTTCATTCTCTACGCTGGAGACGGTTCGCATCAGGCGTTGTTCACGCTGCAAGAAGCGAATTCTCAAGTCAATTGGATGGTGGGTCTTAGCGACTCGGCTAACGCGCCGACTGTCGATACCGACAATCTGCTCGTTCCGCCGCCTGACCGCACGACGTTTCAGTTCGACGCGACCATCTCAAACCTGACGATCGACTTAGCGACGAATGAAGTTGTCCGCGGCACCATGACGCTCAAGCCGAGCGGTGCGACCACTGTGCATTGGGCGGTGTGATGCTGAGCGAATCACTGTTCATCAGCGACACCATCCACGAGCGAGACGTTACGCTCTCAGACGGCAGCGTCCACAAGCTCTATTTCAAGGAGCTGCCGGCGATCGAGTTCCGGCGCTTCGCGCGGTACGAGCAGTCGAAGGACGAGGACGAGCAACTCGGTAGCATGGCGCGGCTCATCGCCGCGTCCCTGTGCGAGCCAGATGGTAAGTCGGCGCTGACGTACAAACAGGCGCTGAACCTCAAGTCATCGGCGGCGAATGCCATCGCTAATGTCGTGCTCGAAATCAACGGTGTAGGTGAAGCGGGAAAAGTCTTGCCGCCGGAGGAGAGCGATGGATCTGGCACGTCCTCGCCCTTGCGCTTGGCGGCCGGACAGTAGCCGAGTGGCAGTCTGCGATGACCCAGGCCGAGTTCATGGCCTGGGTCGCGTTCTACCGTCAACAACCGTTTGACGATTTCCATCGCATCCACCGGCCCGCTGCGCTCATCGCGCGCAGCATCGGAGGCGGCGACGTGAAGGCCATGCTCGACTGGCTCGCACCCGAGCCTGTCCCGGAAGGCTATTCGGCGGCTGATGTGAAAACAATGGCGGCGTTCGGCGTGAAACCACCTATAGAAAAGAGAGCATGACATGAGTTTAGGTTCGATCATCATCGATCTGTTGATGAAGACCGGCTCGTTCGAGACGGACACCAAGCGCGCAGAGAACAGCTTGAAACGTCTCAAGAAGACGGCCCAAGACTCAGGCAAAGGTATCCGCGATTCGTTCGCCGGTAACTTGCTTGCGGATCTGTCGCAACAGATCGGGCGCGCGCTGGTCAATGTGCCTCGCGAGATTCTTCGCGGTGTCGATGCCCTGAATGATCTGCGCGACGCTACTGGCGCGAGCATAGAAACTCTTAGCGCGCTAGAAGATGTTGGCGCACGGACGGGAACGTCATTCGATGGCATGGCCAGTTCTCTCGTCAAATTCAACAAGGCGCTGAGCGATGTAGACGGTAAGAACGAAGTTAGCCAAGTATTCAAGGCGCTAAGCCTTGACGCCGAAGCACTCAAGCGGGCAGACCCTGCGGAATCTCTTCGGCAAACGGCTGTTGCGTTGTCTCGGTTCGCAACTGACGGTGAGAAGGCGCGAGCGATCCAAGTACTGTTCGGCAAGAGCATTCGTGAGTCTGCGCCGTTCCTTGATGAGTTGGCGAAGCAGACGAAACTCGTCGGCACTGTCACCACGGAACAGGCGCAAGCGGTTGAAAAGTTCAACCAACAGATTTCATCGCTGCAAAAGAATGTGCTCGATGCCGCGCGCGCGTTTACGACTGATCTGATCCCTGCGCTCAACTCGTTTTTCAAGAATCTAAACGACGCAGGCGGTATCAGCGGAAGTATCGCGATGCGACTCGGCCTGAACGAGTCCGGTGTGCTCACGACGAAACTTAATACGCTTAACCAGCGTATTAACGTCGTTGGCGACAGCATCGTGCGAATGAA